GCGTAGTTCCTCTCTTCTCTTCTTCCCTTCACTTTGATGTCTTTGAACAACCACGTTATCTAGTAGCTACAGAAGCCCTTAGACTAGTAATCAAGTTTAATAAACCCTGAGCTCGTTCCGTGACACTACATCAAAGTCAATACAAAAATGACACAACCTCAGACTGTCGATATGAGTCAAATGATAATGGAGGAGATAAGGAAAGCTCAGGAGGATAGAGATGCCATGCGACTTCAAGTACAGAATATGGCAGATGCCTTAGGACAGCAGAATATAAGGATCACACAACTAGTAGTGGAACTCGACGCAATCAAGAGCAAGAGTACGCACTCCTCACCCCCAATCGTTACTCTTACCCCTCCCGACACTAAAACCTCTGAAACGATACAGATCGACAGCGAGTCTGGAACTGGCTTAGGGAATGCGATGAAAGCGATGGAGAAGTCGGAGAAGCTACCAGACCCACTATGCTTCTCCGGAAAACGGAATGACCTCAGAAGATTCCTACAAGGATTGGATATCAAGTTCAAAGGTAATAGCGACCGATATACAACTCCGACATCAAGGCTATACTACGCATGGAGTAGACTTGAGAAAGATGCAGCTGATTGGATGAGCACCATCCAACCGGAAACGATAGAGGATTTGGTGAAAGCACTGGAAGCCGCCTATGGGGATCCCCATAGAGAGACCAGCGCCCGGCATAAGCTAATAGGACTTCGACAGGGAAATAAGTCTTTTATCTCCCATTACACTGAATTCCACCGATATGCAAAAGAAACCAATCTTGGACCAGAAGCCTTAATCGACTACCTGCTTATGTCACTAAGCGAGGAACTAAAGGCAATGACAGTTACCCTTGAGGAATACGCTACGCTAGAGGACACCGCCACAGCAATCAATAATCTACATATCAAAATGATCAGATTTGCTACCAAGAAGGCTTTCCCGGCTAGACAGCATGTACGAACTCGAGACCCTGATGCAATGGACGTAGACGCAGTGGACCAAAGGAAGCGACGATCTAGCCAGTCAAGAGAACGATACTTGAAGAAAGGGCTTTGCTTCAACTGTGGTAGACATGGCCATATGGCTAGAGACTGTACCTCCACACGGAAGGAGTCAGTGGACGCCATCCACTATGACACTACCCCCCCGAGGTCACAGAAGACCAAGTCCCGATCCCCCATGAAAAGAGGACGACAAAGAGACCGATCATACAGTGGAAGCTCTAATGAATCATACCGATCAAAAGTAAAGTCCCGAAGCTAAGGCGCGCCTCGGGACAGCGTTATAGGAAACTGGAAATGAACCTTGTACAACATAGGGAGTCTCACCGGACATGGAGTGACCACATACTTATCACTTGCGACATTCGTCAGGGCGATATTCGAAATGAGGTCACTTGTATGGTGGACTCAGGAGCTACAGGAAAAGGATTCATTAGCCATTCCGCCGCGCAACAACTAGGACTGAAGTACAAGAAACTGGAACGGGCAATCGAACTGTCAGGATTTGACGGTAAACGTAAACTGGAGAGTAGAGTAACACATGTTGCTCCTCTTAAAATGAACTACCAAGGCCACCAAGAAAGCATATCTTTATATGTTACCAACCTTGGTAAACACGATATTATCCTAGGCCTCCCCTGGATGAAAGAACATAGAGTAGTCCTAGACTACGAAACATGTACACTAAAGTGTACCGCACTCAAGTGTAAGGATCACTACTTGCGATCAGACGCAGTAGCAGAAGAACAAATCAAAGACCCCTCAAGCGAGGAGTTGAGAAATAAGACGCAGACATCTCTCGATATCTGTAGGATAGGAACAGCCCCCTTTTACTCATTGGCACGGAAGCCACACCACGAAATATTCGCTGTATCAATGGAGGATATCGACGCTGCTCTGGCCCCTAAGATAGAAACGGAACCCTCTACGAAGCTCCCCCAAGAACTGCACGACCTACTTTCAACCTTTTCGAAAGCTGCAGCAAATGAACTCCCAGATCATCGAAATTACGACCATAAGATTGATCTTGAACCGGGAAAGAAACACGGATATGGACCTCTATACAATATGTCTAGAGACGAACTCCTCGTACTTAGGAAGTACCTAGATGAGAATCTAATAAAAGGATTCATTCGAGCAAGCAAATCACCAGTTGCTTCGCCTGTCATCTTCGTTAGGAAACCTGGCGGAGGACTTAGGTTCTGCGTCGACTACCGAGGATTAAATGCCGTAACAATCAAGAACCGTTACCCAATTCCCCTGATCCAAGAGACCCTACAACGGTTAAGTAAAGCAAAGTTCTTTACTAAACTAGACATTGTAGCAGCCTTCAATCGACTGCGAATCAGTAAAGGAGACGAATATTTGACAGCCTTTCGGACAAGATATGGGCTATTCGAATATCTCGTAATGCCATTTGGATTGGCAAATGCACCAAGTACATTTCAACACTACGTGAATGATATCCTACGGCCTTACCTAGATATCTTCTGTACTGCATACATTGACGATATTCTTATCTATAGCGATAATATCGAAGAACACAAGAAACATGTGAGACTAGTGATTGAAGCCTGCAAGGAAGCAGGTCTCCAACTAGACATCGATAAATGCGAGTTCTATAAGAAAGAAGTAGTCTATCTAGGACTTATTCTATCAACTGATGGAATCAAGATGGACCCAAGCAAGACAGAAGCTGTAACCGCTTGGGAGACCCCAGAGAATGTACGCGACGTACGATCCTTCATCGGATTCGCAAACTTCTACCGACGCTTCATCGAAGGATTCTCGAAGATAGCAGCCCCGATGGTGGCTCTAACAAGGAAGGATACCGAATTCAGATGGACCCCGGAATGCGAAAACGCCTTCCAGTTACTAAAGGTACGATTTACCTCAGCACCGATACTCAAGCACTTCGACCCCGATAAGGAAATCCTAGTTGAACCAGATGCCTCAGACTATGTGACAGCGGGAGTACTCTCACAGTATAGCGATACTGGAGTACTACACCCAGTTGCATTCTTCTCTAAGACAATGAACCCTGCCGAATGCAACTATGAGATCTATGACAAAGAACTACTTGCAATTATCCGATGTTTCGAACAATGGAGATCAGAACTGGAAGGTGCAGCCTTCCCAATTATGGTCCTTAGCGACCATAAGAACCTACAGTACTTCACGACGACTAAGCAATTAAGTCACCGTCAAGCAAGATGGTCGGAGTACCTCTCACGATTCCAATTTACGATTAAGTATCGACCAGGAATCCTAACAGGGAAACCAGACGCCCTGACCCGAAGGAGCCAGGACCAAGTAGCAAAGAACGAGGCTCATGAAGCTCGTAACCAGACACTATTACGACCGGAACTCTTCGTACAGCCAATTAGCCTTCTACCGATACAAACAGATCGAACTATCCAAGAGATTATTGAAACAGAATACCCCCAAGATGAATTTATACAGGGAATCCTCGAACTGATCCGGACCGGAGCACGGAAGTCAAAGAAGATCTCACTAAGCGAATGTGAGAGTATAGATGCCAAACTCTACTATAAGGGAACCCTTGTAGTACCTGCAACTGATGAGTTGAAACTCAAGATACTAGAAGAAATACATGATTCTCCTATGAGTGGACACCCCGGACGAGCTAGAACGCTCGAACAGATTAGTAGACATTACTACTGGATGAACATGCATGAAGATGTTCGAAGATACGTGAGCTGTTGCAACACCTGCTCAAGAGTAAAGAGCTCACGACTGAAGCACCAAGGACTGTTAAAACCACTAGCAGTCCCAGATTGTAGATGGAGAGATATTTCGGTCGACTTCATCGTCGACCTCCCACTAAGTAAGGGGTGTACAAATATCATGGTAGTCGTCTGCCGCCTCTCTAAGATGTTCCACGCAGTTGCGTGCGATAATATCACTGCTCCTAGGGTGGCAGAACTCTTCCTTCATCATATATGGAAGTTACATGGATTGCCATCCACGATAGTCTCTGATCGAGGGACACAGTTTACATCCGCATTTTGGGATGAACTGACAAAACGATTAGGCACGAAAGCAGCGCTGTCAACAGCGTTTCACCCTCAGACAGATGGACAGACAGAGAGAATGAATTCGGTTATCGAGCAGTACTTACGCGCATACGTCTCTTACCTCCAAGAAGACTGGTACGAATGGCTCCCGTTGGCTGAATTCACTAGTAATAACTCAGTATCGTCAACGACTGGAGTATCACCATTCTTAGCCAACTCAGGACAACATCCAAGGATGGGATTCGAACCACCAATGGGTACCGTACGCCCCATATACCAGAGATCACAAGCGCTAGATGCAAACGCGTTTGTGGATAAGATGGAGACCATTCAAGCTCACCTCCAAGAAGAAATGGCTTGGGCCCAGGCTGTTTATACAGCTAACGCCAACCGACACCGAGAACCAGCGCCAGCCTACCAGGTAGGAGACGAAGTCTTCCTCGACGCTCGACATATCTCGACCACAAGACCAGCGAAGAAACTAGATTGGAAGAACCTAGGCCCCTTCAAGATAGCTAAAGTTATTTCTTCACACGCCTATAGATTAGATCTACCAGAGTCAATGAAGATACATGATGTCTTCCCGACGTCAAGGCTAAGACCCGCCCCATTCGCAACAGAAGCAATGCCGGGACAGACACGACCGCCTCCTCCCCCAGTACAGGTAAAGGGCGAGGACGAGTATCTGATCGATAGGATAGACGACTGTAGATTCAACAAAAGACGGAAGGTCTTCGAGTATCTAGTCAAATGGTCAGGTTATAGTAACCTAGACTCTACATGGGAACCAGCAGATGAGTTCCTACAAACACAGGCTGCGGAACGTTTCCACCAGCAGTACCCCGATAAGCCTAAGCCGCCCCAGTTAGACCTTAGCTCGACAGAGCTCGCCTGATGAGGAGGGGGCTACTGTCACGATTCTTTATCGAGACATGATAATCTGGATTATTCCAGGTTCCAGATTATTCAAGAATGCTCAACTCCCGGAGTCGAGCATTATTCTGACCAATCAGAATTGAGCTTTGACCAGATCCAAGATCCGGCCAAACGACGCGACCTCTAGTCCGAACTGCGCGCTGCGTAGTTCCTCTCTTCTCTTCTTCCCTTCACTTTGATGTCTTTGAACAACCACGTTATCTAG